TTCGGCTGCTGTGTGTTCGTGGAGAGCGTCGCCTTCCTCGGCTCCGGCCGCAACGAAGCTCCAGGCATTTACCTTGGCGCGAACGCAACTGCTCAAAAAATAAGCACGCAGGAAATCGATCAGATTCTGCTCGGCTACACCGAAGCGCAGCTGGCTGGCGTCAAGCTGGAGGCACGCAACGACAAGGCCCACCAGCACCTGTACGTCCACCTGCCCGACCGCACACTGGTGTTTGATGCAGCAGCCACTGGAGAGCTGAGCCAGCCAGTCTGGTTCACGCTGACCACAAGCCAGGTCGGTTTCAGTCAGTATCGCGCAAGGAATCTGGTCTGGGCCTACGACAAGTGGCTGATCGGTGACCCGCAGTCCAGCGCCATCGGCTACCTGGTAGACAACATCAGCAGCCATTGGGGCCAGATCGTGCGCTGGGAGTTTGGCACGCTGATCGTCTACAACGAGAGCAATGGCGCGATCTTCAACGAGCTGGAGCTGGTCAGCTTGACCGGCAGCGTGGCGCTTGGCGTTGATCCCATGATCTCGACCAGCTACAGCGTGGACGGCGTGGCCTGGAGCCAAGACCGCAGCATCCGTGCAGGCACGACCGGTAGCCGCAAGCGTCTCGCTTGGTTCCAGCAGGGACACATGCGAAACTGGCGCATCCAGCGCTTCCATGGCGATAGCCAAGCGCACCTGTCATTCATCCGTCTTGAGGCTCAGATCGAGCCATTGGCCTACTGATGGCAACGCAGAAGCTCAACCTTACCCGCGACCAGCTCGCCACGTTCCTCAAGAACTTCGAGCAGGTCAAGCAGTTCGAGCAACTGTTTGCATTGGCCGATCAGATCGCGCCATCACCAGACACGCCTGGCATTGAGGTGCTGGCTGGAAACAGCCAAGCCACAGCGAACGAGGCACTGGCTCAGATTGTGAGCTTGGCCAGAGATGCTGCCATCAATGCAGGAAATGCAGACCAGAAGGCCGTGCAGGCACTGGACACACTCGGCCGCATTGCAAACGCTCTGGAGATGATGGCCACTGCGCCCGTGATCCAGAACAACAACTCTGTGGTGACGGACTACATCGACCTGCCAGAAGACGGCCCTCACGTCACGCAAGCTCGACGCGTGCAGTGGAACCAGGACGATGGCACTCTGGATGTCGGCTTGTACGGCGGCAGCGTGCTGCAAGTCGGCCAAGAGATCATGTACTACGCCAAGAACACCAGTGGCGCACTGATCGCCAACGGCACGCCCGTGATGTTCACCGGCACTGTCGGCGCATCTGGGAAGCTGACGTTTGGCCTGGCTGTTGCTGATGGCTCCGTGCCTGCTGAGTACATGATGGGCGTGGCCACGCAGGACATTGCAGACAACGCTTTTGGCTACGTGACCAGCTTCGGCCTGGTGCGCGGATTCAACACCACTGGCGCACCGTATGGTGAGATCTGGGCTGATGGCGACCTGCTGTATTTTGACCCGGCAACGCCTGGCACATGGACAAACGTGCAGCCAGCGGCTCCAAGCATCAGCGTGCCCGTGGCCGTTGTCGTCAATGCTGGATCAGGTGGTTCTGGATCGATCTTTGTCCGCATGGAGCTGAGCGAATCACTGAACAATCTGCAGGACGTCCATGTCAATGGCGGCGGCCCGAATGACTTTGACATTCTCGTCTATGACGCCAGCCAGACTCGCTGGGAAAACAAACCCGCATCTGCTGTGCAGGTGCTTGAATGGATGAGCATGTGACATGGCATTCCAGAACATCACACCAACCAAACTCGGCCAGGCTTCCATCGGCGTCGGCGTCACTACGCTGTATACCGTACCAGCCAGCACACGCACCTTCGTCAAAGACCTTGACATCTCCAACACCACGGCAGGCATCATCAATGTCCGAGTCTTTCTGGTCCCATCTGCTGGTGCTGCAGCAACGACGAACGCTCTGTTCTATGACGTCGCAGTTGCAGCAAATAGCACGCTTCAGTGGCTTGGAACTCAAATCCTGAATGCTGGTGACACGATCCAGGTGCAAGCATCAGGAGCTGGCCTCACAATTACCGCAAGTGGTGCGGAGGCAATCTAATGGCGATCAACCAGTTTCCTCCTGTTGCTGGCGGCGCTGTCGATTCAGTCAACGGACAAGTTGGAATCGTTGTCCTCACTGCCGTTGATGTTGGCGCTGAGGCCGCAGACCCAACAATCCTGAAAAGCGCAGACATTGGCGTCTCTGTTCAAGCCTATGACGCAGACCTGACAAGTTGGGCGGCCATCGCTCCGAGCGCAAAGCAGGACACGCTTGCCAGCGGAACCAACATCAAGACGATCAACGGAAGCTCTGTTCTTGGTTCTGGAAATCTGACGGTCACAGGAACTGGCGCTCCTATGGCGACAGCAACTGTCGATCTTGGTGTGAATCCTGTGAGCAACGCATCAGTCACGGTCACAGACGCAGGCATCAGTGCTGCAAGCTATGTTCAGGTCTTTGTGATGGGAGACACAACCGTTGACAACGACCTGGATGCACATCTGCACGCAGGTGCATCTTGGAAATTCACGCCAGTCCCAGCGGCTGGAAGCTTTACCTTGTACATCGATGCGCTCATCGATCTGTGCTGGGGAACGTTCAAAATTCGGTACACATACTCGTAAAGGAGCAGATCATGGGTTGGGCAAATAAGCTGATTGGTTGGACATCTAACACAGGTGTCGAGGTTAACGGAGAAGGTTCTCTGTACACGGTCGATGTTTCACCGACAGGAAGCAACTATGCAGTCGCTGCAAAGACTGGAACGATTGCGGCTGCGGCTGCGGCAGGTGCTGCCTTGTTCGCAATGAGACTTGACCCAGGATACGCAGGGAAAGCATGGATCGAATCTATGCGTATTCGATGGACAACGATTGTTGCCTTCACGACTCCAGTGACTGCGACCCGTTCTTTGGTCATCACTCGCGGATCTGGCGCTGCAACTTCCGGTGGAACGTCAATCCCAACAGCCACCAAGAAGGACTCCACTTATGTAATTTCAGAATTTGATGTTGCATCTGGCGGAGACATTCGCATTGCAACGACTGGAGCGTTGACGGTCACAGGCGTCACATGGGAGACCGTCAACCTCGGAGAAGCAACGCTGATCCAAGTTGGCGCTGCTGGTGGTTTCTACGAGGCAGTCTATGAATTCAGCGTCAAAAACCATGAAATCGAACTAAATCCAGGCCAAGTTCTTGGCGTGCGCGTCGGTCCTTCCGCAATGGATGCGGCTGGAACATGGGTCTTGGGCGTCGAAGTCAACTGGCGCGAATCCACAACTGAAGCATAAGGAGAAACCATGAGCGTCCTCGTCAAAGCACTGATCCCGGCCAAGCAGGCTGAGAACCTTCAGACCACGCAGTACACGGCGGTGAACTGCAAGGCCATCATTGACAAGTTCACGGCTACCAACACCAGCGCAGGCAACGTGACCATCAGCGTCAATCTGGTGACCAATGGAGGCGCTGCTGGTGTCAGCAACTTGGTGGTGGACACTCGCGCCATCGCACCGGACGAGACCTACACTTTCCCCGAATTGGTCGGACAGGTTCTTGAGCCGGGCGGCTTCATTTCCACCATCGCCAGCGCAGCAACATCGCTGACAATTCGTGCCAGCGGCCGCGAGATCACTTAAGGAGAACCATATGGACATGCCCAAGATCATGATGGCTGGCTTCACCGGCCTGCCTGAAGCCGAGCCGTTCATCACGGCTGCCGAGAACAAGAAGAACACCCAAGTGGTGATCGACGACTGGATGCTCGGCCCTGAAAACCCGTCCAACGAACCTGGCGCGAACAAGCCGTACTGGATGAAGCTGGCCAAGGCCATGCAGGTGGACGAGAAAGAGGCGCGTCGTCGTCGCTGCTCGAACTGCGAGTATTACGACAACAGCACCTACAAGCAGGCCTTGATGGAGCGCATCCCGCGCAACGATTGGGACACCGACGCTGGTTTCCGTGGCTTCTGCCGCAAGTTCGATTTCATCTGCCACGACCTGCGTTCCTGCCAAGCCTGGGAAGAGCGCGACTTTGAGATGGATTGACAGGTGATGCAAATGTGGGAAAATACAGGTGCTGAGCCTATCGAGCCGCCAGCAGCTCATCGCCACTTGGAGGGTAGAGCATGACTGGTACGGATAGCCTCAAACAGAACCTGCAACAGGTTCTGGCGCTGCCTGCACCGGCCATTGAGTGGCTACTGATGCTGTGGAACGCGATCCAGGTCTTTGACGACGTGGCAGACGGCGATCCAGTCGAGCGCAGCGATCTGAATGCCGCCATCTGGAACACCTTGGTGGCGATGAATCAAAACACCTTCTTCCTGCAGAATTCCCCTGTCCTGGTGCCATGCGTGGCATCCATGGTTTTGAAGTGGCAAGCATCCGACCGCGCTGAGCGTGCCGGACTTGCCGATGCACGCTCCTACATGTGGCGTGCTGGGTACTATGACGTGGTCTTGATGGCCATGCAGCTTTGCCATGGCGCGAAGTTTGCCAACGAAAATGCCCACTTGGTCATGGAGCTGTATGGCGAGACATTTGAAGAATACATGAAGGAGTTTGGCCATGCCTGATCCAATTACCGGCTTAATTGTCGGCGGCACACAGCTCGTCGGCGGCCTGATGCAAGCTGACGCAGCAGGTGAAGCTGCTGGCGTCCAAGCAGCAGCCAGCGAGGCTGGCATCGCAGAACAGCGTCGCCAGTTCGACATGGTTCGCGAGCTGCTGAAACCATACGTCGAGGCTGGTGCTCCGGCACTTGCGGCACAGCAGGCCATGCTTGGCCTTGGAACCCCAGAGGCCGAGGCTGCCCAGATTGCAGCTGCTGAGCGCTCCCCAACCTTCCAGGCGATGCTTCGCACCGGCGAGGAAGCCTTGTTGCAGCGTGCATCGGCCACTGGTGGTCTGCGTGGCGGCAACGTTCAGGCTGCCCTGGCTCAATTCCGACCACAGCTGCTGGCGCAGGAGCTCGAGAACCGATACAGCCGCCTTGGTGGCTTGACCGCACTTGGCCAGCAGTCCGCTGCCGGTGTCGGCACGGCAGGCATGGAAACCGGCTCGGCCATCGCACGATTGCAGGCAGAACGCGGCGCAGCTCTGGCTGGTGGCGAGCTTGGCCAGGCCAAAGCCTTCAGCGGCCTGCTGAACCTCCCGGCCCAGGTGCTTGGCGCACAGTACGGCGCAGGCGGCAAACTTGGCCTTGGCTTCGGTAGCCTATTCTGAGGACAAGAACATGCCAGCACCATACGACTACTCCATCAACGTCCAGAGCCCGTTCGAGGCTGCCGTCAGCGGCCTGAAGCTGGGCGCGACCATCGCAGACATTCGCACGCAGCAGGAAGCCGCAGCGAAGGCTGCCGAACGCCAGAAAATGCTCACTCAGGGCATGCAGGCGCTGATCAACAACCCGAACCCGACCGCACGTGACTTCACCAACATCGCCATGCTGCTGCCTGAAAAAGAGGCAGCCAGCATGCGTGCCAACTGGGACACGCTGAACAAAGACCAACAGGACAACGAGCTGCGCTTCAGCGGCCAGGTCATGTCGGCTTTCAGCTCCGGCGCACCGCAGATCGGTGTGAGCCTGCTCCGCCAGAAGGCCGATGCCGAGCGCAACTCTGGCCGCGAAGATCGCGCCAAGGCCTATGAGACTTATGCTCAGCTGGCCGAGACAAACCCCGGAGCTGCCCAGAAGACCATCGGCATCATGCTGGCGGGTGTTCCTGGTGGCGACAAGGTGCTGGAATCCTCGATCAAGGCGCTCAAGGCTCCGGCCGAGATTCGCACTGGCGAGGCTGGAGCGACCGAGAAAGAGCTGGTCACAGCCAACACGCCCACCCGCTTGGCTTTGGAAAACGCCAACACCGGCGCACAGATTCGCAACATCGACAGCCAGATCGCAGACCGTTCTGGCCGCCTGGCGCTTGACCGCGACAAGCTGCAGACCGATGTGGAGATGAAGCTCTACGAACTCGGTCGGGCTGGCACCAAGCTGGACAACGACGCACGCAAAATCGTCAACGACGCCACCATCGCAGCCGTCGGCAATGAGCAGGCTGCAGGCCGCATGCTTGACCTGGCTGGCCGCATCGAATCCGCACAAGGCGGCAAGGGCGCACTGACCAAGGCCAGCGAGTGGTTCGCAGGTGCAACCGGCCGCCAGGACGAGTGGACGCAGATGCGCCAGGAATACACCCGCCTGCGCAACACCCAAGCAATCAAGATGCTGCCGCCTGGCCCGGCAACCGACAGGGACATCCAGCTGGCGCTTAAGGGTTTCCTCGTGGAAACCGCCAACGCTGCCACCATCGCCTCGTTCTTGCGCGGCATGGCCAAGATGCAGCAGTTCGACGCAGCGGCAAAATCTGCCGAGGCTGAGTGGGTCAATTCGACCGGCTCCCTTGGCCGCGCCAAGACCGACATCAACATCGGCGGAATCCAGGTGCCTGCTGGCACGACCTTCGTGGACTTCATGCGCCAGTACGGCGAGCAACGCGCCCAGGGCCTGGCTGCACAGCAGGCCAACGTGGTCACTGGCCAGCGTGGCTACATGCGCTGGGCCAACCCGCAAACTGGCAAAGTTCCTGCACCCGGCACCATGGGCAGTGGCACCTTCCAAGTCCCTGGCCAATAAGGACAACAGATGGCGAAACAAGCCCCAAACAGCTACAAAGACCCGTTCTGGTCTGACCTGGCGTCCAGCACCGAGCAGAAGCTCGGCCTGCCGTCTGGTCTGCTCAAGTCGGTGCTGCTTTATGGCGAGCGCAGCAATGCCGACCAGGTGTCCGAGGCCAATGCCAAGACGCCATTCCAGATCATTCCGGCCACCCGCAAGGCTGTGCTGGACAAGTACGGCGTGGACGCCTACCTCAGCCCACAGAACGCGGCCGAGGCTGCTGGCCTGCTGCTCAAGGAATCTTTGCAGCGCAATAAGGGCGACATCAAGCTGGCCGCTGCCGAGTATCACGGCGGCACCGACCCGAAAAACTGGGGGCCTCGCACGAAGTCCTACATCGAGCGCGTGACTGCTGGTGTTGGACAAGAGCAACAAGCCACGCTCCCCGGAGGTGGGGACAGCACG